AACACCAACGTAACCGTTTCTACCGAGACGCATTACGTCAACATTTTACAGCACAAGGTAAACGATAGGAGGATATTATGGCTGGGCTTTTTACAGGAACACAAGAATCTAAATTGTTACCAGAGGTTCAGCCTGAACTACCTATTGTTCCTGCTGGTAATGTACCTAAAATTAATCATGTTATAAACACACAACCGCAAGGTCAAGCTGATGAAGTTGACCTTACTACCGAGACTCAGCAGTTAGAGAGCTTAGAGCGAGAAACACCTCCATCTATATTGGATACAGCTATCGCAGGATTCGCACCTACTGGACGAGATTGGTTACGTAGTGGTGTGGATAAATTAAGATATGACCGCGACCCTAACTTTACACCTGACGAATTTACAGATCAGTTCTTTAAAGATTGGGGTATGCAACATGCAGACGAAGCGGAATACCTTAACAAAGCAGTAAACTATGAAGATTGGAAAAGTCGTACAGAACGTATCGTGTCTAAACGTGAAGATGCTAAGGCATTAGCAGAGAACCCTATTACGGGTATCGCAGCTAGTCTTATCGACATCGACTTACCTTTAGCAGCTATTCCATATTTAGGTTGGGCAGCTAAAGGTTCACGTATGGCTCAGGTTGGTGTACGTGCAGCACAAGCAGCTACAGCAGCAGGTGTGGTGTATGGTGTAAACGTAGCGTTAGAAGATCAATCTATTCGATCGGAAGACGAGCGTTTTATGGATTCCATTACTTTTGGTTTAGGTGCTGGTTTACGTGCTATTAAACCCGTACAACATCTTGATGATGCTATTAGTGCTGAACTTAAAAGTCTAGGTTCTACAGATCATCTTATCGAACCGCATGTACAACAATCTTTAGAGGCTGCTAAAGAAGATATTATTAAATCTACATCTATGCCTATTAGTACGCCAAGTGGGGCACCTTCTGATATAATTAAAAAACATGGTTGGTTAGCAGAGTTATCCAGTTCTTATGATAAGCTTTATTATTTGACTCAAGGTGATAACTCAACACTGGTTAATCGTTTATTAACAGGTGTACACAACAACGGTGATGATGTAGCTACAGCACAAACAGCTTACTTAAATAACTACTCATGGCGTTTAGCTGGTTTAGAGAAAGATTTAAGTGATGCTGTAGCTGAAATTACGTTGGTTAAACCTAATCCTATTACTCGAAATAATGGGTCGTATGGTAGAGCCACACAAGAAACAATGGAACTCTTCCAAGAGTCTATGCAACGCTTAGACGCTAAAGTATTAGAGCTAACAGAGCAATTAGGTCAAGTACCTTCTGATGCAACTATCAAGCAACTTATTAATACTATCGAACCACATCCAAGTATGCAACGTGTTATGCGAACCTATATTGATTCGGGATTTGCTACACGTGTACTAGATGATGCTAAAGCAGTAGGATTCTTAGAAGCAGAAGGTGCTGATCAGATTGTACGTCGTAGTACTTATATGCCTGTACGTCATAGCTACGATCGTATATTAGATGCGGTAGAGAATCATAAGCTAGGTACATGGGATGATATTGCTCATTTTTATGGTAAGCAGATTTCTCGTATCTACCCTGAATTGTTAAATCCTAAAGGTAATTTCAAATTAACTGAGAAGCAGATTGGACAACACTTCTTGCAAACACAACGTGATGCTGCTCGGAATTTGTCTGAGGTAGCAACCACAGGTATGACTAAGGAACAGATTCATGATGTACTTACCCGAGCTGGTTTAAGTAATGAGGATGCTAGCGGTGTAACTGCTCGTATGTTTGAAGCTTCTAAAGATGCACAAGGTCAACCTAAGAACCTACGTAAGCGTATGGATTGGGATTGGAATATGATATATAAGTCCAGTACTGGTAAAACATTCGGTATGAAAGACTTAACAGATTCTAGTACCTTTGGTAATCTTGAAGAGTATTCCCGTCGTATGGCTGCTCGTAACGGTCTAGCACAGTATGGTATTAAGTCTGAGGCAGAGTTAGATAATCTACTAACCTCTTACTTAGATAAACTACCTAAAGGACAGGACCCACAGAAAGCACGTAAGTTCTTTCAAGCGGTCCGTGATGACTTACTTGGTCGTCCTATCGGAGAAGCTGCACCAGAGGCTTTACGTACATCTCAAGCAGTGGCAGATATGATGTTACTAGCTAACTCAGGTCTATACGGTATTATCGACGTAGCGACTCAGGTTTATAAGACGGGTGTAGTACGTAGCTTCCCACATATCTATCGTGGTCTAAAGACTGCTGTTAAAGGTATGAAAGGGTTTAGTACTTCTGAGGCTAAGACGTTGGAGGACATCTTCACAGGTAAACTTATTGCACCTTCACGATGGAAGAACTTCATGAGTCATTATTCAGATGGTTATTCAGTATCTAATGGTATTCATGAGGCTGCACAGTACTACAGCCAGAGTACACGTTTCCTAAACTTATCTGAGTATCTTAAACGATTCCAGATTGGTATGTTAATGGGTGTGTATGGTGATGTATTGCGTGGTGTTGCTAATGGTAATGCTCGTGATATTAAGTACATGAAGAGTAAGATGAAGGTATCTGATGAACTACTTAGTGCTATCCAAACTGAGTGGAAAACTAAGGGTGGTAATATCGACTCTTGGTCTAATGCTACCCGCGCTGCTCTTGAACAGAAGATTTTCAATGAATCTGATAACTTAGCATTTAACATCCAGAAGGGTGAAGTACCTAGTATCCTTGAGCATAGCACTATGGGTAAGGTCGTCTTCCCATATATGCGTTATGCATTCGCTATGCAACAGAAGGTATTACGTCGTACATTAAATCGTGATGGTGCTGTAGGTCTAGCTTTACTCATGGCAGCACAAATGCCAGCAGCTATGCTAGTAGGTGCAGCGATTAACGTGCGTAATGGTAAAGAACCTGATGAGGACCTTGCTAAGATGACAGTTAAGACTATGAGTGCTTTAGGTTCTTGGAACTACCCATTAGAAATGCTTATTGGAGGCGTAGATCAAAGCTCAGTAACAGCTTTAGCCCCGTTAGGTAAAACATGGAATTTTGTGAGTGAATTGGCTACAGGAGAGCCAGACTTAATCACGCTAAAGAAAAATAGTATTGCTAACTCAGCAGTATTGTTAGATGCTTTGGCACTAGCTTTTGAGGATTGATAATTTATGAATATACTACGCTCATTTACAGAGACAGTGGTGACTACACCTACAGATATTTTCCCTATCAGTTTTGAGTACGATGAGAAATATGATGCTGTACATGTCTTTCTTAATGACGTAGCAGTTGAAGACTTGGGGTACACTGTATCTCAAGTTAATGCTGTTACTCTAAAAATTGAACCTGCTATTCCAGATGGTACAGTTCGTATTGAACGCGAAACAGATATTGATAAGATGAAGTACATCTTTGATGCTGGTGCGTTATTCATTGACCAGAATGTGGATGCGGATTTTAGACAAATCGTACATTCCCAGCAAGAGGTACGTGATGGTTTTATTAAACTACGTGGTGATGTACTACCATTAGTACATGGTTTACAAGAAGCTTTGCAACAAGCACAAGAAGCTAGTGAAGCTGCTCAAGAGGCTGCTAATGCAGCAGAAGTAGCTGCTTCACAAACACAGTACTACTTAAAGTACTTCAACCCTGAAATAGTGTACCCTAAAAATGCGCGCATTATGCTTGATAATGGCGATATTGTTCGCTCTACCGTTGTGAATAATACATCCAATCCGAATGTTGATATGACTGGATGGGTAAAGGTTAATTCTGTTAGTCAGATTTTTGATGAAACTTATAATATCACCCAATCAGTAATTAATGGAAATCTAATTACTGTTGATAATTTTGGCGCAAAGGGTGATGGGGTTACAGATGATAGCGCAGCATTTCAAGCATATTGTAATAGTCCCTTAACTGGACAAAATCTGTATCTTGGTGCGAAAGGTCGATACATTATCAAGAACCAAGTAGACCTTAAAGGCAAGGGCATAGTGGGGAACGGTTGTGGTAAGGTAAGTGAATTTTATTATAATCTTGGTTGTATTGATGTTGATGGCTCAAGCCCTGATCTTCAGGGTAAAACGGCATTCATTAATTGTGGTCCTACAATCCAAAATCTTACTGCAAGATGCTCTAATGGAGCCGGAAAACAAGTTTCATTTGTTGAAATCGACGGGTATTTAGCAAATATTTCTTATGTCACGATTGTAAACTTTTACAATCAAATCGTAGTAAAAGAGGCACTTGTTGGCTTTAACATCAATAACGCTTGGTTGTACTACTCTCAAAACGCTGGTATCTACTGCGAAGATCCTAATAACCGTGTAAGTACAACCGGAACATTCCATAACATGTATTTCCAGTTAGGTGACGGTTATGCAATGATTTTCGACAGGGATATCCATGGGTGTGATTTCGATAATATTATATTCGAATCTATGAATGGAGGTATCAAGGCTCGAACAGTAGCACATTGCGGGTTTGGTAAATTCTGGTGTGAGAACTTAAAGACAGCTACATCTAAAGCTTGGCTAGAAGTCACTGGTGCTAATAGCTGTTATGGGAATAGCTTTACTGGCTACGTTAAATTATTAGGCGGGTGGACGTCGAAAACATCACCAACGCTAGACTCTTTGTCAACAAATAACTATGGTGGTGTATTGGTTAGTGCAGAGGGTATCTCTATTGTTAATGCTGGCAATAAAGCAAAAATGCTTATGCTGCCAAGTGGTTTTAAGACTGGCAACGCAACGATTGATGAAACGCACATTAGCTCATCTACCGTAACACCCTTAGTTAAGAGACGTGTTATTGGCGCAGATGGCTCTGGAGCACAATACCTTGCATCAGACACCTATACAAAGCTTTCTCGCAAGTGGGGAACATATAACCACGGATCAAATAATGCTGGGGCGTTTTATGCACCAATGATGCTTACTTATGATCAGTCATTTAGCACACCACAAAACAATAATGGTTGGAAAATCGTTAAAGAATCTACTGGCGTTTATCGGGTTGAACGTGTTTCTGGGAATACTTCGGTAATCACAAATGGGCATATTGTTGTTGGCTCACCACTAATGGGTTCTCGTCTGGGTACTGGAACAGGTGCTACGCATGGAATTCAAATGATTGAGACCTATGCAGGTTCGTGGACTTCTTACACAGAAGCTGCTGGTTTTAAAGTGTTTTGGCGCGATTCTAGCAATGCCCTAGTCGATCCTCATAGATTTACAGTCGCATTTACAGCAACGAGTTAAATTAACCCCCTTTCGGGTTTTGCTATATAAGTTTACTTATATAGGATGAATCTATAGTGGATTTTTGTTAAACATGATTCTGGAGTGGCTAAAAAGCCCATATAGATAATTTGACAAACTAACTTACGTGATAATGAAGCTATGAGTTAAGGTACATAGCTTCCAACTATAATTATTAACAACGGAGACTAAATGAACATGCTAGATCAGTTCTACGCAGTTCTGATCTATGTATGGTCAGGCTTAGACAAGTTGATCGTAGGTGCTGCTGCTACATCTTTTGTAGTGGCACTACTACGAACTAAGAAAGAGGATAATAAATTCTCGTTTATTGAAGCATTACTTTGTGGTATCTTTACAGCTATCGCATTAGTAGGTATGAGCTTCTTAGGCACATTAACAGGTATCATTGTACCTGCAACATTAACTGCTGGCGCTGCTCACGTAGTAGCTGGCTTTATCGGTTGGTACGGTACAGTGCGAACTATGAAATATTTAGAAGGGAAGGTTTCAAATGATTCTGACTAAAGACGGGTTTAGTATTATCCGTAATGAATTATTCGAAGGTAAGTTAGATCAAACTCAAGTAGATGCAATAAACTTTATTGTAGAGAAAGCTACTGAGTCTGGTTTATCTTATCCAGAAGCAGCCTATTTACTAGCTACCATTTATCATGAGACTGGTCTACCAAGTGGCTATCGAACTATGCAACCTATTAAAGAAGCTGGTTCTGATAGCTATCTTCGATCTAAGAAGTACTACCCTTACATTGGTTATGGCTATGTCCAATTAACTTGGAAGGAGAACTATGAACGTATTGGTAAACTTATTGGAATTGATCTGGTTAAGAATCCTGAGAAAGCGCTAGAACCCTTAATTGCTATTCAGATTGCTATCAAAGGTATGTTGAATGGTTGGTTCACAGGTCTTGGGTTCCGACGTAAACGTCCAGTTAGTAAATACAACAAACAGCAGTACGTAGCTGCTCGTAATATCATTAATGGGAAAGATAAGGCTGAGCTTATAGCGAATTACGCTATTATATTTGAACGCGCTCTACGGAGCTTATAGGAGGGTTTATGGACGGTTATGGTATAGGTGTTGAGGGTTGGGACTTTTAGGAGGATTCTATGGCAGGTAAGAAAACAGGGGCTAGTGTTAGCCGTCTATGCTTATTGCATGAGTTGTTGGTGGATATGTTCATTAAAGACATCCAAGATGCTATCGAAGGTGACTACCCTTTAGCATCTGCTGATAAGAACGTTATCGTTACTTTCTTAAAGAATGAAAGTATCACAGCCACACCTGATGCTGACGGTATGGAGAAATTAAAAGAAGAGTTAAAAGACTTATCCGAAGCACAACGTGCGAAGGTAGATGCTTTAGTAACACACGTTGAATCAGGTCAATTCGATGATCTGTTAGGACCTATACAATAAGGAGTTGTTATGATTGATGCGACGTTCCGAGAACGCTTTAAAAGATTACGGGCACATGTTGCTCAACACAATGATAGACCAGAGTTAATCCCTAAAGAAGATCGTGAAATGTTCGCATTAATGTTTGCAGGGTTATTCCTGAGCTTCCGAGACTTTGCTGAGTTAGGTATGGCTTATCTTGGTTTTAAGATGTCGGAGATTCAGGATGACATTGCAGACTTCATGCAGCATGGTTATAAGTACCGTATGGTGCAGGCACAACGTGGGCAGGCTAAGAGTACCTTAGCTGCTTTATATTGCATCTGGAGGCTTATACAGCGTCCTAAAGACCGTTGTCTGATTGTGTCTGCTGGTGGTGATCAGGCTGACTCTATCGCGCTGATTATTACACGTATCATTAACCAATGGGACATCTTATGTTGGATGCGTCCAGATACGACCAGAGGTGATAGGGATAGTGCTAAGAACTACGATATTCACTGCGATCTGAAAGGTATTGATAAATCCGCTTCTGTATCTTCTGTAGGTATTTCTGCACAATTAGCAGGTAAACGTGCTGACTTTCTATTAGCAGACGATATTGAGGTTATGCGTAACTCTATGACTCAAACAGAGCGTGAGAAGTTAGCATTACAGACTCGTGAGTTCTCAGCTATCTGTATTCATGGCGACATTATGTATTTAGGTACACCTCAGACTAAAGACTCGATTTATCGTGAACTACCTCGTCGTGGTTTTAGTGTTCGAGTTTGGACAGGTCGTTACCCTACAAATGAAGAGTTAGAACGTTATGGATCAGGTACAGAGATTGCACCTATGATCATGAAGCGTTTATTAGAAAATCCAGAATTACAAACAGGTGGTGGTATCGAAGGTAACAGAGGACAACCTACAGACCCTAATCACATTGGAGAAGATACTCTACAATCTAAAGAGTTGGACTATGGTCCAGAAGGTTTTGCATTACAGTATATGTTAGATACAACATTATCTGATGAGATGCGTACCAAGATTAAACTATCAGACATTCCTGTTGTTGGTACAGGTACAGATTCCGCACCAGAGGTGGTTCAGTACAAATGTGATCCAACTACAGCATATAAAGAATTAACACCAGCAATGACAGCCTTTCGCATGTATTGGGGTATTGGTTCTGATAAGTCTGTACCATTTGAACACAAGGTTATGATTATTGACCCTGCTGGTTCTGGTGGTGATGAGATTGCATTCGCTACAGGTGCAGCTACTAACTCTTATATCTATCTACTATCGGTAGGTGGTTTTAAGGGTGGTACAAAAGAAGAGAACTTGAATAAGGTTATCATGAAGATGGTTACGTCTGGTATTAAGGATTTAGACATTGAACGTAACATGGGGCATGGTACTGTTACTCAGTTAGTTGTAGCTCAAATTGAGAAATTGCGTTTAAAGGCTTCTAAAGGCTCACAGGACGAAGATTTCCTTGAACTGCTACAATCCTACGGGGTTACTCATTCAGAGCTTAATAGCGCGCTCTCAGGCGTTGCTGTGAACGATTATTTCGTTACTACTCAGAAAGAGCGTCGTATTATTGATACTATCTCTCCTGTGACTCGTCGTCATAAGTTAGTAGTGACAAGTTCAGCTATTCAAGAAGATTGGGAGTACTGCTTACAACATCCTATGGAAAAGCGTAATCAATATAGCTGTTTCTACCAGTTAGGTAACATTACTTACGATAGAGGTAGTTTAGTACATGATGACCGTGCTGACTGTGTACAACGGTTAGTAGAGCGTCTATCACCATTCTTAGCTAAAGATGATGAAGCTGGTGCAGTTAAACGTCGTGAGGAAGAGATTGCAGAGTGGAGACGTAATCCTATGGGTTACACACATGGTAAGTTCGCTAATACTGGTATGCGTAGAGGTTCGGGAACTACTAAGAAGTTTGGAGGTCGTCGTAGATGACAGAACAAGAAATTAAAGAAAGACTAACTCGTAATTGGTTAGTCATCAATGCTGCTAAGCAGTTAGTACTATTCGTAAAGGAGAAATTAAATGAAGGTAAATCTATCAGCACTAAAGAAGATCAAGCATAGTGATGCAGTTAATGTAGTAAGCACTCTAGGAACAATCGTAGAGAGCGCTAAGGCAGTTAATTCTGTTCAGGAGTACAAAGGTAAGGATAAGGTTAATAAAGGGCTATCAGGGGCTTCTAAAGCGCTAGATATAGCTGCTGTTATTCTTAACATTCTAAAGTAATTTACTAAGGACTGTTGGTGACTTATGTGGGAATGGTTCTCTTGCAAGTTATAGTTGAATTCAAAATTTGACATATATTTGTGAAGGGGTCTCTCCCACCTAACCCGTCCCGTTTACCCCGTGTACCGCCTTTCTTGAGTAATTTCTAGGAACTCTCTTATCAAGAGTCCTTATCAATATCTATAGGATATAGTAGAGCTATCAAGCATATAATTAAGCATGTTATACCTATCCAGAAGTGCATATCAATCATAGTGGTACTCCTTATCAACTTTATGGAACGCATCTTATCAACTATCTCAGCAGTTGTCTACACCTTTCTTAATATATTTATATAGAACATCACTCGGAGAGTGTACAGTGCTAGGAAGATCACTAGAGAATCACTTATCAACTATCTTATCAACGTATATAGGAAGGTTCTAGGTTCTTTCTCTGAGCGTCTGTATTGGTTCGGTAGCTTGCCTCTATTGTCTTTCTACCTACTGCCTCTATGCATTTCTATCTATCACTATGCTCTATGTTCTTTCTCTATGCTTTACTGCTCTATATAGTTCTTATCATATCTCTTATCTGTATTCTTATTACTTTCTTATCTATATGTTCTTATCAGTATTATATAGATAGTTCTATAGATATATTCTTATATTAATATTTATTAGAAGTTTATTGTAGTTCTTATTCTATTCTATTCTATGAGTGTAACTTCAAATATTATCTATATATATCAATCATTTAAATCTACCCTGAAAATAAGCTTATAAGGGTATGGAAGTATTAGTATTGATTAATTTATGATCACATGAATAAATTATTTATAAAAAGTGCTTGACGTATAAATTCTAACGTATTACTATGCACTCATACCAAGCGATGATGAGTCTCTTGAGTTACTCTTTAAAGTATTTATTCAGATAGTTCTTATCAGTGTATCAATCGACATGGACTACATCATGGAATTATTTGACCACTACTCGAACATACCGACATATGACTACTGGACTTCACAACGTAGTACTATAGGTATTATGGATGATTATGGTAACTGTGTGCCTATGGGTACGCAAGCATATGATCATTACTTTCGCGGGTACTATCAGTCTAAATAGGCTGATACACTGATAAGAATTAAATTGAATAAATATGAAATTAAGTGTTGACAACGAAATCAAACATGATTAAGATGGCAACCATAGCAAACGAGCTAGGCTAGAGACAGAAGCTTCTATGAGGTAGATGTTAAAGGTGAATTGTAAGGCAGTAGCAAGCCGTTAATGATGTAATGTGCTACATAGGCGGTGTAAGGTAAGCCAGAACAAATTACCTGAGCGGTGAATCCCGTCCTCTCGCCGATAGTAAGAGGGTTGTACTAAGTCCTTTAAGGATAAACTTATTACTTAGGTAGTAAGCTCTTATCGAACTAGGCTTTAAGGCATTAAGTCTTTAATAATTCCGTAAGGATTTATATAGTTGTATTGGCTGCACTTGCAATCGATACAACGCTTATAAATCTTTCTAACCACAACTACCGTAAAGGTAAACACTATGAATCTATTAATCACTGTTGAAGATATTAACAAAGCAATCGCGTCTATCTCTAAACGTGGTAAGCAATTAGACAACGACATTCATGTTGCTGGTGTAAGTTGCCTTAAGCACTGTGATGCTCATGGTGATAGCACTTTGTTGGATAAGCTAGTTCAAGCTATGCCTAAAGGTTCACGCAAAGCAGCGTTCTGTGAATGGGCGTTAGCGTATGGAAATGTACGTATGCTTGACCGTGAGAACAAAGCGGATAAAAGCGCTATTGAGCAAGGTCGATTGTTCGCTAAAGATAAGTCTAAAACTTATGATGAAGCTGGTGCTATTGCTAACCATTGGGTAGATTTTAAACCTGAACCAGACCTGTTGACGACTTTCGATGTTCATGCTCAAGTGGCTGCTCTTATTAGCAAGTACAATAAAGCGATTAACAAAGGCGTGGGTATTGAGGGTAAAGCGGACGCAGCTAAAGAGTTGCGTACTTTATTAAGCCAATTGGAAGTAGAGGTGTAACATGGAACCTACTGTTAAACAACTGCAAGACACTATTGCACAACTTAATGAAGCACTAGATAATTGGAACTATGTTGTAGTGCAAGATGGTGCGCTAGTACAGTTACCTATCACTAAAAAGGTGGTAGATGCTGATCGTGGTCTATGTTTCACATTCTTTAAGAATTATCCTGACTGGTTTGTTAATGAAATGTGGGATCAATTAAAGAATCCAGAAGGTACGTGGTTATACCCTGTTGGAGGTCGGGAAGAGTTTTATACTACTCATAACCGATGGGCTAACCCTAAACGTAAGGAATTAGCTGAACGTTGTGTCCCGTACTTACAAGCTAAACTTGAAGCCGCATTGATCAAGGAAGGTGACACATGTTCTTAGGATTACCTTATCACTTCTGGTATGGCGTATGTTTAGCTATGCTAGTTGTTATATTAGCTAAAATTGCAGCACGACAAAAGAGTAAACACTATGACGGACCGTAAATACGACTACCAATCACATGCACATATACCTAGATGGGTTACTGTGAAGATTGTACCTTATCAAAATTCTAAGGTTGTTATGCTTAAGTCATCTGAACATACGGACTGGAAATATTATCGGGCAATCAGTCCTACCTATGCTGATGATTGGTTAGATCATGAGATACTAAACGATAAGGACTTTCTTAAACATTTGGAGCGTTTAAATGACAATACTTGAACAAGTACTTGTATTCTTCCTATGCATAGCTGCTGGATGCATCATCTCTTATTTTATCTGTAAGGATTGTTAATATGTCACATATAATCTATGGTGTCGAACCTATTATGGCTGTGATTGCACAGTGCCTTGAAGAAACTCTGTTATTGCAACAAGGGCAGTACCCTATACACTATTCAGCTAATGCGGAAGAAGTCCCTAGTACGGGTAAACAAGTGCATGCTATGTGGTTATGTGCTCATAACTTTGGTTCACCTTTCCTTGTGTATAGTGGTGCTAACGATGCAGATAAGTTATATTTAAGCCCACAAGTAAACTTACTGTATCGTGCTGTACATGATCATGATCACGCATTTGCTTACGAGCTTGGTCGTGGTACAACTAAGTATGAAGATGAACGCTACCTTAACTGTCTAATGGCTAAACGATGCTACGAGTTTGCTTTAGCTAATAAAGATGTTGTGTTAGCTATGCAAGTGTTCTTTATAATGTACCATGATACTGTAGGGCAGGTGGAGTACTTTAAAGAGAAAGGTACTTTCTGTGAAGACCAACGTGCGGAAACAGCACGAAGACTAGATGAGTGTGCAGGTTATCGTGCATTGAAACAAGGGCGTACTCGTGTTGCTAAAGCGTATATGTTAGGTTATATGGGGCAATGTGGACTATGAAAAGCGTACTTACAACTGGTTTATTCTGTTTAACGTATGCAGTGTTGTCTGTATACGAGTGGTTAGCTAATCCTAGCAAGGAAGAACATGATCATTGTTAGTTGGTTATTTGTAATACACTACTTCACAGGTGCAGCGCTGTGTTTCTCTATATGGGTGTTGCCTATAGGTGATAAGTGGAAAGTTATTATTCTATTCTATTTCATTCTAGCTATACCTGTGTTTGCATGGTTAGCTAACAAATATACATAGGTGATGTTATGGACGTAAGACTTCAACAAGTTATTGAGCAGTATAAAGATAAGACTACACCGATTCGATTGTTCTACATGGACGATGACGGTACTGATTGGTTAGAAGAAAGTGGTTGTATCGGTTATGTTGTTTATCCACAAGGTGCGGTATCTGCTCATGACTTTGAATTAGTAGGCGCTGGGACTGTACTGCATAACGCAATCGGTAAGGTTGTTGATGTGCAGACTGGACGTATTCTATATCAGCATGGTACGTACCAGAATCCAAACTTACAAGTCGTGGGTAGTCACCTACGGGGTTGGGAAATCAGACATCCTGACGGACGTATGGTAGCGTTCTATCGTACAAAAGGACCAGCTACTCGATTAGCTAACTACCTAAATGGTGTGACTAATTCAATCTAGTATATTTATAGCAGCATTCTAATGGATGCTGTTAGTAAGTATTCTAATATTCTCAACAACTCTAAAGGAGTTATACAATGACTAAACGTAACGCTTATCCTGTTGGTAAATTTGATAATATAGAATGGATTGGTAATCCTATCTATAATCACAAAGTGGAGCAGGTACTCCGTGCTGTGTTAGTACCTGATGCTGGTGTTAATAATGTTAATGCATTGAGTGGTGGGTTTACTTACAACCAACAACCTACGGACCATGTTCGTGTAGGTAAGAGTACTGTGCGCGGTTGGTGTTTTGAACCCACAACGAACAGCTTCTTAATTCGCTTAGGTATTAAACCAAGTGCTTTGTTGCTACGCTTAGCTCAACAACATCTTAACGGCGTGATGCTATTACGGGAACAAGGTGAGGACCTATTTATCCCATTCGCTGCTTTATATCAAGCTGCATACCTAGCAGTATTTAAACCTGAGTTACTTAACAAAGAACTCAACGAATATGTTAGTAAACACGGTACACCTAAACATTTCGCTGTAGAAGTCAAAGGAGCTAAGTAAGATGACTACTGAAAACAAATATCCTGATTTCTGTGTTGCGAACTACTCACCTGAACACTTTAAAGCTACTAAGAAAGTGTTAGCGGACTGTGGTATTGCGTTACGTTACATGATGCCAAAGGCAGATTATGGTCAGCATGACCCTGAGAATCCTAAAGGCATTCGAGTTAAAGGTAACGTTGCTACAGTGTGTGTTACCGCCAGTGGTTTTAATGCTGCTAAGGTAGGGACTCCACGCACAATCAAAACTCGAAACATCTATAGACATGTAGGTAAACTAAACATCTTTGATAGTGCTGAACTAATAGATTACTCACCTAGTGCTAAAGTTATTGCACTTAAGCCGTTGGTTGAATATACACCGAATGGTGTAAAGACATCGCTGTTTAAGAAATTCTTAATTACTCTTAAGGCTATCATCAATCACTTTCGTTAATAGGTAGAACATGTCAATTAAAGGTTATAGTGTTACACAAGCTTACGTTGATGAGCTTCAAGAACTAACTAACTATGAACAGCGTAAACGTGAACAACGTGAGCGTAAGAACATTGTCAAAGAGCGTAAGCTGGATCGTCGCTCTAAGCGTGAGGCTAAACGAAATGCATGGGCATAATTATATTGCGGGTGATCGGGTTTACCGTACAGTACCGAATAGTGTAGTACCAAAAGGTACTAAAGGTACTGTAGGTTCTTGTCGCATGGATGATACGGTGCAGGTACAGTTCGATAATGGTCGTATATGGTACTGCCATAGTACCTTTATTAAACCTTTAGTGAGGGTAGTCGGATGAAGTTCGGTAAAGTTAAAGTAGGTATGCGTGTTCGTATTGCGAGTAATGTGGAAGGTAATACTTTTGAACGTAGTTCTCATGGTCGTATCGGTGTAGTATCTGCTCGTGAGGGTGCTGCCTATAACCGTAACCTACACAGTTTTAAACTATCTACTTGTGTACAGTTTTCGGATGATGCATGGGATTGGGGTTCACATTTAAACTTGGAGGAAGTTAAAGATGAAGCGTAAGAATTGTGTTGCAGGTCAGTGTGTTCAAGTTAAGAAGAAGGAACAGACCAATGGTTGGTTCCAAGCACGTTATCGTGGTCAATTCGGCATCATTAAATATTTAGATGATGATGGTGATGTGCATGTTGAGTTCGGGGATGGTTCTCAAGATTGGGGTAAGCCTCATGAACTTAAGAAGGTGAAAGGAGATGCTTCATAGCAGTGAATGGCTTGATCTTGCACAGGCTGTACCACTAGGACAGAAGCGTCGTGTATATCACGGAGCCGAAAATACTAAAGCAATGGATGTTTATAACAACTTAGACAGTTGGTCATGTTGGTGTCATCGTTGTCATGAAGGTGGTAAAGTCTGGAAGACACACTTAGCTAGGGAGACATTAGTTCAAGCACCTGTTATTAAGCACTTCTTGGACTATAAGCAGCTATGTACGCTTACAGAATTAGCGGAGAAGCACGAAAGCAAGTACAGCCGTATGGTTGTACTACTCCAGAGCAAAGGTGTCTCTACGACGATTCTACAGCCATATAGACCTATGTATAATTTAGAGGATGATCGGTTAGTATTTAGCTTCGAAGGTGTCGACATCGGCAGAGATTGTACTGGTGTCTCGCCTATGAAGTGGTACAAATACTATAAAGAAAATCCTAAGAGCTTTGTGTACTTGCAAGGCAAAAATCAATTCGATACACGAGAGCCTGTGGCTGTTACTGAGGATTTGTTTTCAAGTATGAAGATAAAACACTACTCAGGTTGCAGTGCCATGTGTTTACTAGGAACTAATTTTGAAGATGAAAAACTTAACTTCCTGTCATCCCGTAAGCCAGTTCTTGCATTGGATGGCGATCTTGCAGGACAAACTGCTGAAAGGCTTATTAGTAATCGTCTTAGTCTTTTTGGCGTACCTTATTTACGGGTAAATATCCCTGATGGGTATGACCCAAAAGATTTAAAACCTAACGAAATCAAACAATTATTTAGTGAGTTATAGTTATGACATCAAATTATGATTACATAAGACTTAATGCAAATTCTCGTAGTGAGTTCGTATTAGCTATACAACATGCAGAGAATAATGGATTTCCTGTAGACCCTTACCATGTACGTAAAATTGCACGATATAACGGTGGTCCTTGTGTTATTAATGTACATTTAAAAATCAAATGCTACAGGCATTAATGTCAATGGCTTTGACAAGTATAACCCACCTGACGCTTTAAATGTCACGACGTTAGAGCAATTCAAACATGCTGTGAATTGCTTCTGTCACGATGGTTATTTAAACGATGAAAACTTAGGAGAAATCTAATGTTATACAATGGTATTAATATTGATGTAAACGCTGAACAACACAAGGTTATTGTAGACTTCCTAAATAATCAAGGAAATAACAAATTTAAATCTTTGAAACCTTATGGCTCTGATGGTGTTAATGTAGAGATTTGGTGGGATACTGATGTCAGTCATCCTGAGTTCTCAGGTACAGACGGTCGAATTTTGAATGCGGACGGTAGTCGTAACATCGTTACAGTAGGTAGTTATGATGCTAAATCTCCTGACGCCTTTATCAATGCCTTCAACCATTGGAAAGAACATGGTGTACTTGACTCGGAGGTATTTAAGTAATGGCTATTATATGTGTTATTCCTAAAACACATGCTGAATGTAATCAGTTAGTGTCGTTGTTACACTCTAAGAATATCCAAGAGTTACCGACAGCAGAGGTTCACACAGTTAAACCTAACATGGCGGTATGTATATGGTCTAGTATTCAAGAATATGAGTTCGGACGTGATGATGGTTTTGAAGAGTGGTGTTTTCAACACTTAACAGTAAATCAATTAGCTAGTAAGTTGAAATAATTAGGAAATTTTATGTCTGACCGTGAACCAATTGATCGGAATGTGTTACATGCACTGAGTGATAAGAAGCGTTTCGATCTTCTTTATACGTCTGTACCTAAAGATATGTTAGACGCTAACACAGTCCGATTACTGGATTGGTTTGGCGTTTACTTTAAGGAGTATCCTGAGCATCAATATGTAGATTGGTCTGCATTTGATACGCTGGTGAAACTTAAAGGTAACATGACGAAAGAACAAATCACTGCTATGGCTGCGCTAACTACTTTGTTACGTAAGCCAGTGAGTGAGGATATTATCAAGAGTACTTGTGATAACCTTGAAGTACTACGGTATGAAGGTGAAGTTGGTATGATCCTGAAACGCTTCCAGAGCGGTGAGGAGATCGATTTAGCAAGTGAGCTTGAGGTAGCTACCCAAACACACAAACAACGCGTTACAACGCAAGTAGAAGCGCTATGGTGTGATACAGATATTGCAGAGTTAATTGACTTATCTGCTGATGATAGTGGTTATAAGTTCGATTGTTTACCTGATGTTATCTGTGATGATCTTAAAGGTGTAACTGCTGGTAAGAACATTGCACTAGCTATGCCTACCAACGCAGGTAAAACATCATTATTCTGTGCGATTGCTAAGTCGTTTGCAGTACAGCATAAGGACTTGGTAGAAGCTGGTGAGGTAGAGTTCCAGCCTATCTTGTACTTAATTAATGAAGGTACAGCAGAGGACATTATGCCTCGTGTATATAGTACGGTGCTGGGTGTTGATAGCAGTAAGCTGTTCGAAATGCGTAAAGAGTTGGGTGGTGATGGTTTACGTGAAGCTTATAAGAAAGTAGTTGGACGTATTGATGCTATTCGATTAGTGAATATTCATGGTGCTACAACTGCTGATGTTAATAAGTTAATCAGTAAACATAAACCATTCTGTGTAATTACAGACATGACTGGACGTATTCGATGTGTAGGCGCTCAAGCTGCTAACGATGTACAGCAGTTAGAAACGGTATGGGATACGATGCGACAGTTCGCAGCGATTCATAAGATGATCCATATCGGAAGTATTCAGGTGAGTGCTGAGGGTATGGATATGCTATTCCCACCACTATCTGCGTTACAGAATAGTAAAACAGGTATACAGACAACACTTGACTTAGCCATCTTTGGTGGTGCTTGGATGCAACCTACAGAGGATATTGAGTATCAACGAGGTATCAGTACACCGAAGAATAAACTTAAACGTGCAGGTAAGAAATCATATCTCAAAGCTGAGACATTCTTTAACCCTGACTTAAACACTTGGAAATAAATTATGGATATATTTGATTCAATTGAGGAGTACTTAGCTAAGACTAAGAACCCTGTGCAGCTTGTCAAACACTTTGATGAAGTACCTGAAAGTAAGATTGACTACCCTTTAATTGGTCAGATTAAATACGATGGTGTTTATATTCTGATCGTTATACATAACGGTATGCCTACAGCCTATAGCCGTACAGGTAAGGAATACTACCGAGAACTTTATGAGACTGATTTCTTCATGAGTATCTACGGTTTAACTGATGGTGTTTACATAGGTGAGCTAGTTGCGCCTACAATCACTTTAGAGGAACTTTCTGGTCTAGTAAGTACTAACCGTAAGGCAGAGTGGGGAACAGCCGATATAGAGGCAATGGATCAATCCTACGTGATGTTACATGATTACTTGCACTTTGATGAGTTCTTAGCTGGTGGTTCTGTGCGTTATTATACTGACCGCTATGCAGAGTTATCACGCATCCTAGAGATTGCTCAATGTAGTCTATACCTTGTAGATAATGCAATCATTAGTTCTAAAGAAGATGTTGAGCAATACGCTGATGCACATATTAAGTTAGGTCACGAAGGTGCTGTGTTTAAACAAGACCTTGATTGGGTAGCAGGTCATAAAGGTTATCGGGCAATGAAGATTGTTCGTGGTCTTCATCTTGATCTACTTTGCGTAGGGGTTGAGTATGGTAAAGGTAAACGTGCAGGTCAAATTGCTAAGCTTAAATTCTCTTATAAGGGCAATGTGTTCTCCGCAGACTTGGGTAAAGGATGGACCGATGAGCGTCGTAAAGCACTTACGTTAGCACATCAATCTGGAGTAGGTACTACGGTATTTCCAGATAAAGGAAAAGGAAGTACGGAGTATCCACCTGTAGGTAAGATTTGGGAAGTTAAAGCACTTCAAGAATCAAGTACAGGTAAAGCATTAAGATTACCTAAAGTGGTTCGGATACGTGAAGATAAGGAGGAACCTGATGCTTGAATGGTGGAATGCTCTTGAAGGGTGGCAACAAACACTACTGTTTATATCTGTAGTAGTGTTCCTAATTAGTCGTTAATTGGGTACTGTAAGTAGCTGATTTAGTAGTTAGTTATTTGAAGTTACACTAATAGAAGGAGATATAAATATGATATTAAATATTATAAATATAACTATAATAATATACATAAGTAATATTATAGTATTCTTATTTATACTTCTTCTTATAAGTATACTTAAAGACTAATATACAGGAAATAACTAATCATGGTTATTATCACTAACAATAGAAGTTGGAAACATGTATGAAGCATAATTGGATTATTCTCGATTTTGAGGTGGAGAACTATGAGTACTGTGGTTCTTTAGCTAGCCCACATTGCCCTGAGAACTACGTAGTAGCTGCTGGTTGGGCGTGTGATAATGGTTTAGTTAAATCAGAGTATTATACCGAACCCGATCAATGGATAGCATCTACAGCGTTTGATGAAGATTTATTAAACTCTAAAGTATTAGTAGCCCACAACTTATCTTTTGAGTTACATTGGTTATTTGCAACCAAGTTTGAGTTGATCAAGAAGTTCCTAAATAATGGTGGACGTGTATTCTGCACTCAATATGCAGAGTTCTTAATCTCACATCAAACTGAAATGTATCCTAAGCTTGAAGATTGTTCTGTTAAGTACGGTGGTACTAAAAAGATTGATGCAGTTAAGCTACTTTGGGAACAAGGTTACAAGACTTCTGAAATCGACCAAGCATTATTAATGGAATATTTAGCTGATGAACATAGCGGTGACGTAGCAAATACACGTCGAGTATGTTTTGCTCAGGTAGCATACATGCAGGAAGTTGGTATGTATGAAATGGCTAAGATGCGTATGGATAGTTTATTATTTAATGCTATCGCAACGTATAACGGCTTGTATGTAAACATGGATGTAGCTAAGAAGAACATGGATGAGCAGTACAAACGTATTGCAGAGTTACAAGAAGATGTTCGTAGTTATCTACCGAAGGATTTACCTGATGAGTTAGAGTTCTCATTCACTTCTGGTTATCATATGAGTGCGTTCTTATTTGGTGGTACGATTACCTATGATAAGAAGGTATCTTATGATCCCCCTAAGTTTGTTAAAGGAGAATACTATGTATTTGGAGAATGAGTTCAAGTTAGAAGGCGAACAGCTACGTTCGCTACGCTCAGGTAAGATCGTTAACGGTTACTTAAATAACGTCGGGTATCTAGTAGTCGCTGTAGGTAAGAAAAAGTATCTGTACCATAGAGTGAAGTTCTATCTAGCACATGGTTACTTACCAAAAGTTGTAGATCATATTAATGGTCAACGCACAGATAATCGCCTAACCAACTTACGTGCAGCTACTTACTCATTAAACAACCATAATACGCATAACCGTAAGAATGCTACAGGTGTCAAAGGTGTATATCTTAAACACAGATATGGAAAGACACGCTACCGTGCTAAAATTGTAGTGCAAGGTAAGGGTATTGAATTAGGGTTATTTGATGTATTAGCTGACGCAAAAGCAGCTTATGATAAAGCAGCAGAGAAATATTATGGTTAAAATTAAATATGATCCAGAGAACCCACTAACACCAGAACAGATTGAAGATTTAGAATCTAAGTACGGGAAGTTACAACGCTACAAAGCTGGGAAGTTTAAAGGTCTACCTAAGATACAACGCTTAGATACAGATCAACCTCTCCTTAAATGGGGTAAAGGAACATACCGATTTGAAGGTTTGGTAAACTTCAATGAACTACCTAAACATGTATCCGAGCAGTTCACAGGTGATCGTGCAGAGTTCAAGGGTAAGCGCGTACATACAGCTTGTGGTACTCCTGTATATTCAACAGGTGATGATGCTTTAGATTTAGTGGCTAAGTTCACAGAAGCAGCACAACCGTTACGTGACATGAAGAAGTTAATCAAAGATACAACGACATATTATCTTGTTGAAGATGATAAGGGTAAGCAGTCAGGTATGCTTCAATATGTTGAACCAAATGGAATCATCCATCACCAATTAAACAACTGTGCAACTATTACAGGTCGTTTATCAGGTTCTCGTCCTAACATGCAGAACATTCCACGAGACGGAACATCGAAAGTTAAACAGATGTTCGAATCTCGTTTTGGTAAAGAAGGACGTATTGTTGAGGTCGATTACTCAGCACTTGAGGTCGTAGCATTAGCCAGTATCTCAGGAGATAAGAACTTACTCCAACAGTTGATTGATGGTACAGATATGCACTGCTATCGTTTAGCAGGTGCTTTAGGAGAAGATTATGAAACTGTGTTTGAGAAGTGTCATGATAAGTCTCATCCTGAACACAAGAAATATAAACAACTACGTACCGACATCAAGCCTCGTGCCTTCGCTAACCAATACGGGGCTTCCGCTATGGGTATTAGCTTCTCAACAGGATGTTCACTTGAAGAGGCTGAACAATTTAAAGAGACAGAGCGTAAGTTATTTCCAGAGTCTTCCACATACGCTGAACGAGTTGTACGTCCGCAAGTCGAACAAAACGGACTCACAGTCCCGATGGAATCAGAACTCGTTAATGGTGTATGGAAACACTTCCGACGTGGATTCTTTAAAGCTAACAGTGGAACCTGCTATAGCTTCCGTCAATTTCCCAAATACGTTAAAGGCGTAGGTGAGAAATATGACTACAAAGATACCCAGCTTGCGAACTACTTCTGTCAAGGAGAAGCATCCCTTATTGTTCAAGCGGCATGTGGTAGAGTTATCCGCGAGCTTATCCTTCGTAATTTTGCTGATGGGCTTGTGTTACCTATCAATACTGTACATGATGCTTGTTACCTTGATTGTGCAAACGAAGCCTTAGCCAATGAATATGGTAAACTTGTAAAAGAGATCATGGAATCAACACCGAAATATATGGCAGAGATTATTCCAGCGCTTAAAGAATGGCGCTACGACACGACACCTTTTCCAGCGCAAGCTGAGTATGGTATAAATATGATGGATAAAGTGGATGTAACTTAGGAGGTATTATGTTTAGTGAAGAACTACATACATTGTTTCAGTATGATCCCAACACAGGCACTATTACACGCTTAGTCCGTATGGGTAATTACTCCGCAGGTACAGTGTGTGGTGGTGTAGCCTTGAATGGTTATCTAGTAGTAACCTATGCAGGGAAACAGATGCTAGCTCACAGGCTAGCATGGTTCTTACACTATGGCAAAGAACCTCCGAAGTGCGTTGACCATATAAACCAATGTAAGACAGATAATCGTATCTCTAATCTTAGAGCAGCGAATCGTAGTCAAAACCAATGTAATATTCCAGTAAGTCAACGCTCTACTACAGGTATCAAAGGTATTATGTCTGTACGTGGCGGTAAGCTATTTCGTGCAGAAGTATGCTTAAACGGTAAACGTTATCAGAAACACTCGAAAGATATTGAGGTACTAAAGCGTTGGGTAGTAACCAAACGTGAAGAACTTCACAAAGAATTTGCAAGCCATTAATACTCAGGAGTTTAACTATGAACGCATTATTAGCACAAGCAGCAGCAGCAATCGAAGCAGGTAAAGTACAATTAGACATGACGGAAACTACATCAGGTGGTTTTGAGAAACGTCTGTTAGGTGAAGGTACAGCGATTGTACAGTTCACACAATATATTGATCATGGTATTCAGAAACAGAAACCATTTAAAGGTCAACCTAAGAAACCAGCTAAGACTGCTTCTTTAGGATTCCACATCCTTGCAGGTATCGGTACTCTTCCCGACGGTACAAAAGAACCATACGTACAAGATGGTAAGCTTGAAAAGATTCGTACACGATTTGACATTGCATTACACCAAAACGAAAAAGCTGGTGCTGTTAAAATCTTCAACGCATTGAACTACGCTAAGGATGCAACACACTTTGTACAGAAACTTGGTAGCATTTACTTATTATCAATTGGTATTGAGAAAGGTAAAGACGGTAAAGAATATAACACTTATGACTTCTCTCAACTACAGAAGCCAATTGCTAATGCAATGACTGGTGCTATGTATGAAGCAGGTAAGGATGGTGTAGCAGATACACCAGCAGAAGAATATCAATTGTTCTTGTGGGATGCACCTACTAAAGAACAATGGGATTCAATCTTCATTGAAGGTGAGTACGAGAAGAAAACTAAGGATGCAAATGGTAATGAGGTTGTCGAGAAGAAAAGTAAGAACTTCATCCAAGAGAAAATCCGTAGTGCTACTAACTTTAAAGGTTCACCAATCGACCTATTGTTGATTAGTCAAGGTGAGGATTTACCAGCACTTGAGGCTGAGGTGGAAGAAGCAGACCCTAATGATCAACATATTGAGGAAGATAAGGCAGATATTCCTGCGGTCCCAGCAGCAGACATCCCAGCAGTTCCAGCCGTTTAAGTCTACTTACAACCAAATTATAAGCCTCCTTCGGGAGGCAACCTCTAGGAGATTACATGTACACCTATATCGAAGATGAAGACTTTCAACCAGCAACACCAATGAATTGCCCTAATTGTGGATTAGTAGCAACTTATACTGGAACTTGTCATTATTGCGGGGAGAAGTGCGAATGAGTTTAAATATTAATAAACTTTAGGATGTTTGTATGAATAGTATCCTATCACGCTTTGGCGTAACCTCAGACAGTATCTCTAAAGTGGATACGTATAAAGCAGGTCATCAAGGAGATGTGTTATTACATGATGGAGATAGCGACTGCTACTATGTATGCACTCAGTATCGTAAGATGCAAACTATTCTTAATAACTTCGAGATTGCTATTCAGGAAAAGATGTTCTTAACAGGTGCGACAACTGCACGAGTTCATTTAACTCCAACGGGTTGTGCTAAGAACGGACGTCATTTACTGAACACAGTTAAACCGTATCAAGGTAATCGAGAAGGTAAACAGAAACCTGCTAACTTAGAAGAGTTGCGTAACATTGCACCTGAGTATTTCAAAGATCATCCTACGATCAAGGTGTTCAGTCATTATGATATTGAAGCCGATGATGCTTTAATGATGGACCATTATCATTATCAGAATGGTATCTTAGTAAGTGCAGATAAAGATTTGCAAATATCTCCACATAAATCTTATAACATGGATGAAGGTAAGTTCGAAACATTACTTAAAGGTGATCGTTTTGGATGGATTGCTAAGAAAGAGTGGTTGACACCGAGTTTAAAACCCGCATCTAAAATTGTTGGTAAGGGTACTCGTTTCTTTTTAGCGCAGATGATTATGGGAGATGTCGCGGATAATGTTAAAGGGTTGATTAAATTAAACGGAAAATCCTGTGGAGAAGCAGCGGCTTTAGCCTTACTTAAAGATGTTAAGGAGGAGGTGGTCGCGGTTAATTTGGTATTAGATGCATATAGAGCCATAGATCAAAACCCGATACCAGAAGCCGAGGCGCTTTGGTTGCTACGTAATAGGGAAGATAGTGCTTATAAATATCTAATGGAACATGAATTATCTAAAGATAACTTACTCTTCTTAGAAGATTGTTATCACGAACGAATTTGGAGAAGAGAACCTGATGAAGACTCCTTGTATTGATCACGGAAGACGTGGTAATCGGGATGGTTATACTATGTGTAAAGTTACTGGTGTAACTCGTTTAATGCACCGTGTAGTATATTGTGACCATAATAAAGTACCTTATGATAGTATTAAGGGTCTACTGATTAGACATAAATGCGATAACCCTAGATGTATTAATCCAGAGCATTTGGAAACAGGTACTGCACAAGATAATTCGAATGATATGGTATCTCGTAATAGACAGGCAAAAGGATTAAAGCACGGTATGACTAAGTTGACCGTAGAGCAGGTTAAATATATTCGTGCGAACTATAAAGCGTGGTGTCCTGAGAACGGTGCTAAAGCTTTAGGTTTAAAGTTTAACGTTTCTCCAACGGCGATACGTTTAGTACATAAAGGATTGAACTGGAAGTGTATTGGAGAGTACGCATGACAGCACGTAAGATTTCCAGAGGTCAACTAAGACCTATTGCTATGAAGCTCTATAAGGAGCAAGGTGAGAAGTGTTTACTATGTCACAAGCCGATTGACTTTACCAAGATGGGTAGAGATTCAGACTACGCAGTGGACCATGACCATGTGACAGGTTTAATACGAGGTACTCTTCACCGTTCTTGTAACGCTGGTGAAGGTAAGGTAATTAATGCAGTAGGTTCTTGGGGCAGTAAGTCTAAAGAGCTTGCAGCAATCCGAGAGTGGTTGCAGAACCTACTTAATTATTATGCTTATTGTGATGCACATCCAACGACTATGATTTACCCAAGTCACAAAACAGCCGACGAGAAGAAAGAAGCTCAGCGTGTGAAGCGGAATGCAGCAGCACGAAAAGCACGGGCAGTAGTTAAACAACGTAAACAGAAAGGTGAGTAATTTATGTCTAAAGTAGTATTCAGCAGTTTAAAAGAATGGAAACAACGTGCCCTTCGTATGCACTTTCAAGGTCTAACTAGCTCAGAGATTGCTACAGAGTTAGGTATTTCTGATCGAACTATTCGAGATAACATTCAGAAGTTAGCTCATCGTGTTGACAAGAGTGTAGCATTGAAGGCACGTAAGCCTACAATCTTTGTAATTGGTGATACTCAGGTTAAACAAGGTATTAGTCTTGATTATATCCACTGGATTGCAAACTATATCAAACTTAAACAACCTGACATTATTGTACAGATTGGTGATCATTATGATATGGCATCGTTAAGCACATATGATAAAGGGCAACTTAGTGCAGAAGGTCGTCGCTTTGTACTAGATATTGAAGCTGGTGATGAAGCACTAGGTATCATTGAAGATTATATCCGATCTGTTAAAGGTTATAATCCACGTAAGGTAGTAGTGTTAGGTAATCATGAAGATCGTATTGATCGTTTTGTTAAGACACATCCAGAGTTTGAAGGTCTAATCGGTACAGATAAATTAGCCTTTCATGATTATGGTTGGGAAGTTATCCCATTCTTAAAACCACATAATATCTGTGGTATTCACTTTGTACATTACGTAATTAACGTGAACACGGGTAAACCACTAGGCGGTAATCTTGATCTACGTCTTAAGACAGTTGGTGAATCTTTCGTAATGGGACATCAACAAATGTATGCTTATGCAGAGCGTCAATTACCTATGACAGGTCGTAAACAGTTTGCAGCAGTGGTTGGTGCATGCTATGTACATGATGAACCGTATAAAGGATGGCAAGGCAATCACCACTTCCGAGGTTGCTTGATGTTATACGGTTGTGCTGATGGTTATGCTATGCAGAAGAAAGTTGAACTTGAACATATGCGAGAAATTTATGAAGGAGAGCATGCTTAATGAGTTATAAGATCGGTTTAATTGGGCTTGCTGGGTCAGGTAAAGATACAGTAGCCGTTATCTTACAAGAAGCTTTAAAAGATATTGGTCAAGAGTTTGAAATTGATCGTTATGCAGGTTTACTTAAGGAAACAGCGAAAGCTGTCTTCGGGGATAACTTTGATGATCGTGATGTAAAAGAAGTTCTGATACCTTTTACATTTGATCTAAAATTAAAGGTTATAGTAGAGTTGTGTAACTTAGCTATTAAGCTGAATCTAACTACTCAGACGTATCGTTATAATCAACTATGTGCGGAACATTTTGCAGCGTTAGATGAAATTAGTCCTCGCTTATTCCAACAACTTTTGGGTACAGAGGTAGGTCGTGCGATTGATGAAAACATTTGGGTTAATTATCTTAAGAATCAAGACCGTAACCTAATCATCCCTGATGTTCGTTTTGGTAATGAGGATGTGGACTTCAATATCCTAATTACCCGACACCCTGTACCGCAAGGTAAACTACATGCTTCGGAAGTATACGCAGCCGAACTACAGCTATCTGATAACCCTTATGATTATGTAGACTATGTAATTCATAATGACGGTTCTATTGAAGACCTCAAACGTAAAGTTCAACAGTTAGTAAACAAAATTAAAATTTAGGAGATATAATGTCTGATCTATACCAACGCCAAATAGCGCTTGAAGAATCATACAGTCACGATAGTATCATTGCTGGTCAAAAGCAAGTACTAGATGCATATCAGCAAGGACGTGCTGCGGACGTAGGTACAGGTCGTATCCTATTAGCTAAAGCATTTGAAGTTGGCGTAGAAGCTTTAAATGCAGCTAAGAAACAAAAGATTCGTGGTGTTGGCGGTAAATACTTAAAACTACTTTCTATCGCTGATCCAGAAGTTTTAGTAATGGCTGCATTACGTGATATTATTAATGCATGTGCTGTACCTGAACCAGTGTCTATGCAGAAAGTACTTACGGGTATTGGTCGTATGATTGAGTCAGAGTCTATGTTGGTATTTATGCAAGAGTTAAACCCTGCATATACTGACAAGACTATCCAGTATTTAGACAACACAGGTACAAAATCAGTTAATCACCGTTATCGTACATTCTTAGCAGGTTCTAAGTCTATTCAACTAGATTGGGAACAGTGGTCACAAGAGGAGCGTATAGGTGTAGCTAAGTTGTTGGTAAGTTGTTTATATGATGCTACAGGATTATTCCAATGGGCTAAACTGGATAGTGGCATGTATCACATTAAAGCTTCTGAATCGTTAGCAAAACACTTTCAGGATGCAGCAAGTGCAGCGAGAGCAGTTGTTAAATATCCTCCTATGCTGATCAAACCTATGGATTGGGAAGGGCAGTATAACGGTGGATATTTAACTGAATGGTTTAAACATAACTCACCTATGTGTGGTATTCGTTTTATTAAGAAAGAGCATAAGCAATGGGTTATTGATAACTTAAATAATGGTGCAGAACCAGTTAAGGCTGCAATGAATAAAGCACAGTCTGTACCTTATCGTATCAATAAAGACATCTTAGCAATCTTACGTAAAGCGGTTGCTATGCGTGTAGGTATTTTAGGCTTACCAAGTTATCAACCTGCACCGAAACCTGCATTTCCATTTACTGAGGATTGGTTAAAGTCTGAGGCTACTGACGAAGAATTAGATCAGTTCCAATTCTGGAAAGGTTTAATGAGTTCATGGTACACACAAGAAGCTAAACGTGTTGGTCGTCAACATGGTATCTTAAGTCGTATTCAAGAACTGGTTAAATATCAGGACGAAGAACGTTTGTACTTTCCAACATTTATTGATTGGAGAGGTCGTCTTTATTTCCGTAGCAGTATTAACCCGCAGTCAAACGATTGTATTAAAGGTTGCCTTGAGTTTGCAGAGGGTAAACCTCTAGGTAAAACAGGACTTAAATGGTTAAAGATTCATGTTGCAAACTGTTGTGGTTATGATAAACATGATCCAGATTTGAAGGAGAAGTGGTGTGATGATAACTGGAACTATATTAAGAACTTCATTAATAACCCTTTCGATGTGGATGCACCCGAACCCGACACAGCATTTACCTTATTACAAGCAGGTCTTGCTCTCCAAAGTGCCCTCGCACTTCCCGACCCCACCACTTACGTTTGTCATGTCCCAGTTGCTATGGACGCAACTTGTTCAGGACTCCAACATCTCTCAGCGCTTACTAGAGATGAAGTTGGTGGACTTTACACGAACTTATTAGACAACGGTGAAGAGCAGAAGTCTGATATTTATATGCGTGTAGCGCACATAGCAGATGAGTCTAAACTAGAATTAGCTGATTCTCCTGCTGTACGTCAGTATTGGGTGGATAAACCTATTAGTCGTAATATGGCGAAGAAACCTGTAATGACTTACGTATACGGTTCGAAGTTATTATCAACTATTCAAGGCTTAGCTAATGATATGTATGAAGCAGGTATGGATGAGATTCAGTTAGATGGTAAGACAGTCTTTACTTACAACCGATTAGCTAAACCAGTTGGTAAGGCATTACGTAAAGGTGTTGAAGATACTGTGCCTAAATCTGCTGAGATGATGAATTACTTGCAGAACGTTGTACGTAAGAACAAGGCTGATGCTATGCGTTGGTTTAGTCCAGTAGGTGTTCCTGTTGTGAATTGGGCAGAAGGTATGGTGACTAAAACTGTAGCAATTCGTTCGATGGGAATCTCCAGAATTGCTTATAGTTATCCAGATAATCAATATAATACCTTAAGAGCAGCTAACGGTATTGTACCTAACTTTGTACACAGTATGGATAGCAGTCACTTATGTTTAACTATCTTAGACTTTGACGGACAAGTTCTACCGATTCACGATTCATTTGCGACACATCCTAGTGACGTGGAATCTATGCACATATCACTACGTAAAACATTTATTGATATGTATGATCAGTTTGATATTGAAGACTTCTTAAAGTTCAATGCGATTGATTCTAAGGAATATGAACTACCTACTACAGGTAATCTTGATTTACAGGAAATTTCTAAATCACGCTATATGTTTGGTTAAGCATGCCCGCATACTTTCGAGTATGCGGGCTTTTTTTTTTTTTTGAAGTTACACTTATAGAAGGGAAGAACCTTATTTGAAGTTACACTTATAGAAGGGGAGAATGAATGAGTGCAAGAGACATTCCATTATTCACTCAAGAGCAATATGATTACTTAGATAAGTATTGTTTTGCAGAGAATACAGAACTACTTACACCAGAAGAATTGATCTATAAAACTGGTCAACGTAGTGTAATGTATAAGATACAAACATTAATTAACCAACAAGGTCCTACATTGGTCCGTAAGGAGATTAAACGATGAGCTGGTTAAGTAAAGCTTTAGGTAGTGTTATGAGTATCTTTGGTATTGGTGGGCAGGATGACCTCGGAAAGAAGTATGAGGAAGAAATGCGTCGTCAAGCAGAAGCTCAGAAACTACAGCAAGCTAACGAACAGAAAGAAGTAACACAATTTGATGATACTGGAGGTACTACCTTTACAGGTGCAGATGGTCCTCGTAAGAAACGCCCCACAGGTGGTTATTCAAGCTTAGGGATTAATGCTTATTAGGAGGTTTTATGAAGTCCAAAGGAAATGATTTTACAAAGACTATTCGAGCTTTGTACGATGAATACACGGACGATTCTTTAAAAACAAGATTAGAAATGTATGCACTTTGGACTCTACCTAGCGTGTTCCCAACAGGTGAGATTACGGTAGATAATGGAAATGCTGAGATTGAGCATGACTACCAAAGTGTAGGTGCATATCTAGTGAATCGGTTAGCGTCACGTTTAGCGAGTACGTTATTTCCCGTAAGCACATCTTTCTTTAGAATCGAACCTAGTCAAGAGTTGAAAGACTTAGTTGATAAACGTGGTACAAGTACCCTTATTGACCTAGAGAACAAAGCTTGTCGTCGTTTATTCTTTAACGCATCTTACGCACAGATTGTGCAAGCACTGCGTTTACTTATTATCACTGGTGAAGTTTTATTACTTCGTAGAGATAATCGCCTACGTGTTTTTAGTTTAAAGAATTATGCGTTACTACGCAACAATGTAGGAGAAGTACTTGAGATCATCACACGAGAACCTAAACGTTATCGGGAATTAGATGCTGAAACTCAGGAACTACTACAAGATCGTAATGAGGACGAGACCCTTGATCTTTATACTAGAATCCGTAAGCGTAATATCAATGGAGTAATCTCGTGGAAGATTACACAAGAAATAGATGGTGTACGTTTACCAAACTATGAAATTTATCGAGATAAGTTATGCCCATATATTCCTGTAACATGGAGTTATATGAATGGTGATGCTTATGGTCGTGGTTACGTAGAGGAGTATGCAGGTGACTTTGCTAAGTTATCTGAACTCTCACAAGGTTTAACAGAGTATCAGATTGAATCATTAATTATCCGTCATGTGTATAATGCACAAGGTGGTTTTGATGTAGAATCTGCTGTGAACTCACGTAACGGTGATTGGATTAGTGGTAACGTTAATGCTGTACAGAACTATGAATCTGGATCATATCAAAAGATGAATGAGATTCGGTTAGGTTTAGAAGCTATTATGCAACGTCTAAACGTAGCGTTCATGTACACAGGTAATATGCGAGAAGGTGATCGTGTTACAGCCTATGAGATTGCACGTAATGCTGATGAAGCAGAGCAAGTACTCGGTGGCGTGTACTCACAACTATCTCAGAATATGCATTTACCTTTAGCATATCTATTACTTTATGAAGTTCGTAAAGACTTTATTCAGGCGATTGATAGACAAGAAATCGAATTAAATATTCTAACTGGTTTACAAGCATTATCACGTAGTTCAGAAAACCAAGCTTTATTAGTAGCAGCAAATGAGATTGCTACAGTTGCTCAAGTATTCTCACAAGTAAGTAAACGATTTAATCTTGATGCTATTGTAGATAAGATTCTACTTTCTAACGGTATCGATATTTCAGAGATTACATACAGTGAAGAAGAGATGCGGGTTAAGGCTATGGAAGAACAACGTGCAGCAGAAGCACAGCGACAACAAGTACTACAACAAGCTGGCGCACAGTTAGGTGGTAATCAATTAGAAAATACACAGGCTGCTCAATTGGCAGCAGGTATTCAATAGGAGTATTTATGAGTGAATTTAATACAGGTGGTCAAGGAAACCCTCAAGAAAATACACCGCAGGGTGGACAAGGTAATCCAACACCACAAGAATTTAATCAAGGTGGACAGGGTAACTTCCAACAGCAATTTAATCCTAACTTTGGTCAAGGTCAATTCGGATTCCAACAGAATCAAGCGTACCAAGCACCACAAGGTAATCCAACACCTGCACCAGTTGAAGATAAAACGAATACTCAACCAACTAAGGTATATACACCAGAAGATTTCGCAGGTGACAGTCCGTTGGATGTTAGCATTAAGGTTGTATCGGCTAATGCTGGATTAAGTGAAGAAGTATTCGGAGCAGCTATTAAGAATGCTGTGCAGTACGGTAATGCCGACTTAATTGATATTGCAACATTAACCAAAGGTTTAGAGCCTAATATTGCAGCACAGGTGGTAGCTACGGCTCGTGCAGCTTATCAACATGCTACACAACTTAAAGCACAGATCACACAGAAAGCGCATGCTGCTGCTGGTGGTGCTGAGCAATGGCAAGAAGCTATTAACAGTTTTAACACATCCGCACCTCAAGATGTACGTGGTTACGCTATCTACCTTGAGAGTATCGGTAAACAAGATGAAGCTATCCAAGTTATTATGAACCATGTTCGCGGTGCTGGGTTAGTTAATTCTAACAACGGTGCATTGATCAATGGCAGTACTGGTGGTACAGGCGGTAAAGCTATGTCACACCAAGAGTTCTTGGTCGAGTGGGGTAAATTAGATCGTCAATATGGGCATCAATTATACTCAAATAAAGAAGCACAACTAAAGATTGCTGATTTACAACGTCGTCGTGCTTTAGGCAAACAACAAGGTATTTAATAGGAGATTTATAATATGGCAGGTGCTAATTACTTCGCAGATGGTTCAACACGCTTTCATTGGGGTGGTGATGAATCTAATATCGACCAACATTTAGAAATTTATGAAGGTACGGTAGATACTCAGTTTGAGTATACACAAATTTTCAAATCGTTATCAACACAGAAATCTGTGGCTGAACGTTCTAACCAAATCCGTATTGACCGTTTAGGTGCTTCTCAAGCATTGTATCGTCAATCTGGTGAAGACATTCTCGACCAACGTGTTAAGTCTGATAAACTTAATGTAGTTGTAGAGGCTATGCTGTATATCCGTAACCCTGTCGATAAGATGGATGAATGGACTGCACCTAGCTTCTGGACTGAGATGGGACGTAACAACGGTACTACTTTTGGTTTAGAGTACGACCAAGCACATATCATCCGCTTACAGAAAGCCCCAGCTTGGGTGGCACCTGCTCACTTGAAAGAGCATGGCGAGTTCCATGACGGTTTCTTCGTTCCTGTAACGCTTAAGGGTGGTGATAACTTAACTGATGCTGAGTTAGAGCAGAATGCTTCTGCACTTGTGAAAGCTCATGCTAAAGCTCGTGATACATTAGCTAAACGTCGTGTACCTTTAAGCGACATGGCTACTTTAGTTGATGTAGACATTTTCTCAGCATTACTACACCATCCTAAGTTAATCAACAAGGACTACACAGCAGAGAATGGTGACTTTGCTAACCGTCGTGTGGTTAATGTGAATGGTATCCCTGTAGTAGAGAATACTGCATTCCCTACAGCAGCTATCACTGGTCATGGTTTATCTACTACTGAAAATGGTAACGCATTTGACGTAACTGCTGATGAGATTAAAGGTCGTATGATCATCTTCTCTAAAGCGTTATCTCTTGTGACTGTAACTGCTCAGGAATGGACTGTTGAACCGTGGTATGACCCACGTTCTAAGTCTAAGATTCTTGACTGCTACTCTATGTTCACTGTAGATGTACGTCGTCCAGACACAGTTGGTGTTGTTCGCATTACTGAACAAGTTGCACCTTAATAATAATAACATGGAGGGCTTAACGGCTCTCCTTTCTATTTAGGAGATTCAAACTATGGCAGGTGCATTATGTGAACCAATCGTATCTTTAGCGTTAACTCAGACTTCTGAGGATACAGCTATCGCAGATACACAAGCACAGATGGCTGAACTATTAGAGCAGGTACGTGCGTTACAGGCTAAGGTAGACGAACAGGATAAAGCCTCAACACGTTCTAAGACAACAGCTAAAGCTGAGTAATAGGAGGTGATATGGCTGGTGCTATTAGTCCACCGATTGTTTCAGAAGCTATTACAGGTGGTTCATCTGATCCACAGTTGGGTGCTATTCAAGCTTCTATTGATGAAATAAAGACTGCGGTTGCAGCAGTTAAAACGGTTGTGGATTCGAACAAGACAGAGATTGCTACTGTTAAGACTAACGTAGGAACTATTAATACGAATACCAATACAATCAAAACAGATGTCGGTACTGTTAAGGCTGACACAGCAACAATTAAGGCTGATGTAGCTGTTATTAAAACTAACACTACACCTGCTGGGTAAACTCGAAAGGGTTTACTTTAAGATATGATTGAATCTGTGGGCGACACAGAGCCTGTAATCAAGATGACTGGTCTTGAATGCAACTATTCGCACGTTGCCGATCATATCTTAAAGTAAATCAACATAACAAGGAGGATGTACTTATGACTCTACTTGAAGCTGTAAATGCTATCCTACCTTATTTAGGACAGCATGTTATTACGCGTGTAGAAGATTCACGGAACCCTACAGTATCTCGTATCGTTGCAGCTATTGATCGACAACGTAAGAGTGTACTTGCAGAGGGTCACTGGTTTAACGAAGTTCCTAATAAGGTACTATTGTTAAATACAGACAAGACAATTGATGCACCACTTAATACATTAGCTATTTATGGTAATACCAAACGTGTAGCTAAACGTGGTCCTAAACTATATGATATTGATAATGACACACGGTACTTTACTGGACCTGTCACAGTTAAGATTATCTACGATTATCCATTTGAAGAACTACCTGAATATGCTGCACAATACATCACGTATTTAGCAGGTATCGAAGTGTACGTCTCTGATTATGGTGTGGAGAACTCTATTCAACTTATGACAGAACGTAAAGAAGCTAACCGTTTATTATTAGTTCAAGAGAATATGCGTAATCGTAAATGGAACAGTAATGATGCAGCTATGCGTCGTAGTCGCTTCCAACGATATTTAAGACGATAGGAGTTATTATGATTCTTGAGGGAGTGTACCCGTCATTCTTGAAAGGTGTATCACAGCAAACACCTCAAGAGCGTAGTGACGGACAATTAGGCGCACAGCTTAATTTATTATCTGATGCTGTAACAGGTTTACGTAGACGCGGTGGAGTTAAGTTCCAAACCAAGTTAGCAGGTATTCCTAATAGTAGCTATATACGTTTAATTGACATCAATGGTGTTAATTACATTATGATCGTAGACACGGTTACAGGTACTTTGAAGATTTATAATTTTGATGGTTCCTTACTTAAAGCACATCAAACAGATTATCTTAAAGCCTCCAATGGTAAGGCTAGTATCCGCAGTACAGTCTCACGTAATAATTGTTTTATATTAAACACAGAACAAGTTATTACTAAGACACCTACAGGTGGTACTAACCCAACACCTAATCCAAGTACAATGGGTTATATCAGTATTCGTTCTGGTCAGTTCTCTAAGATGTATTCTGTAGACATCAAGTCAGGTTCTTATACCTTGAGTTTTGGTGTAGGTACATCAGGTAGTGAGGCATGGCAAGCTACTCCTGAATGGGTAGCTACTGAGATGGAGAATAAGATTAAAGCGGACACTACTCTTAACGCACGTTATGATGTTGTACGTGAGGGTAGCACGGTTGCACTTAAAGCTAAATCTTCTACAGATACGAACTTACTAGTGATTGAATCTGGTACAGGTAGTACTTATATTCAGACGAGTAATTCTAGTCGTGTACAAGGTAAACAGGACATCATTGCTAACCTACCTAATATCTTAGATAAGTATATTATTGCGGTAGGTACAGTAGGTAATTCGGCTTATTATCAATATAATGCGGACTCTAGCACTTGGAAAGAGTGTGGTGTATATGAAGAACCTTATAAGTTCACTAACGAACCTATTTACTGGTACTTTGATGATACGGATACTATCCAAGTTAAAAGCCTAGATATTCAACCGCGTGCAGCAGGTGATGATGATAATAACCCATTACCTAAGTTTGTGGATTTTGGTATTACAGGTATTAGTGCGTATCAATCGCGTTTAGTACTGCTTAGTGGTTCATACGTTAATATGAGTGCTACAGCAGACTTTAATGTCTATATGCGTACTACTGTAGAGGAATTACAGGATGATGATCCAATTGAGGTGTCTAGTACTGCTCTAAGTGCTGCACAGTTTGAATATGCTGTTCCGTATAATAAAGACTTAGTTTTATTGGCTCAGAATCAACAAGCTGTTATCCCAGCTAACAGTACAGTACTTACACCTAAGACGGCTGTTATCTATCCAAGTTCAAAAGCTAACATTAGTATGGCTAGTGAACCACAGGTCGTATCACGTAGTTTGTATTATACATATCAACGTGGTACAGATTACTACCAAGTTGGTGAGATGATCCCTAATGCTTACTCAGATGCACAGTACTATGCACAGAACTTAGCAGACCATATCCCGTTATATGCTACAGGTGTTTGTACTTCAATCACAGGCAGTACTACTGATAATATGGCAGTGTTCAGTTCAGACCAGAAAGAGTTACTTGTACACCAGTACTTATGGGCAGGTGAAGATCGTCCGTTAATGAGCTTCCATAAATGGGAATTACCTTATGATGTGCTTCACGTACAATTTCTACAAGAGTATTTAGTATTATTTATGGATGTGGGTGATGATTTAGTGGTTGGTACTATTAACGTACAGTTAAACCAACTAGACAATAAACCTATCCCATTCTTAGATATTTACCAATACGTAGATATTGTAGATGGTGAGGGTACGTTACCTGAGTTCTTACCAGAGGGTGAATTAGTAGCTGCGGTGTATAGTTCTGAGACTATGCGTCATGCTATGGTTCAATACGAGATCGAAGGTACTAAGATTAAGTGTCAATTCAATGGCCGTATTTATCTAGGTGTACCTTATGAAAGTTCACTCACATTAACACCTCCTTTTGTTAAAGATGATAAAGGTAGCGTAGTTGCTGGAAGTGGTAGTACAGTGGTTGATCTTACAATGACATTCAAAGGTACAGGTGAGTTTGAGTACCATGTTTCTGATGCCTATGGTGATGTGTTTGATGGTGAAACATCCGCACAAGCTTGGTCGGAGGCACAACTAGGGTATACGCGAGTAAATACAGTTAGTGATGTTAAGTTCTCTTGTGGTACGTTATTGAGTTCCACTGAGTTTAGTATACGTACTAAAGGTACAACCGAATTAAACATCATTAGTGCTAGTTATAATATCCGTGTACCAAACAGAGGACGGAGACGTTTATAATGGCTATGAACATGCAAGGTGGTATGCAAGGCGCACAAACAGGTGCATCTATCGGGAGTAATTTCGGTCCTTATGGTGCAGCCTATGGCGCTATTATCGGAGGTGTATTAGGGTTACTAACACCTGACAAGGATATGGAAGCCTTAAAAGCATACAACAAACAGGTGGTACATAACTTAGGTTCTACGTTATTTGATATGGATCGTCAGCGTAACGTAGAGAACTTACGAACATCCCAAGCACTTGACTCTTATCGGACACAAGGTCAAGTAGCAGCTTCTCAATTTAATGCAGCATTCGGTGCAGCAGATATTATTGGTGCAAGCGCTGATGCTCTTAAGAGTACTTTAGATAGGCAAGTTCAACAAGCTACACGACAAGTGTGGATCGATTGGGAAGTTGGTGTGGATAACTATAACACTCAAATTAATGAGGTTGTAAACCGTGCAGCAAGTTCTTTACGTCGTAGTAAAGCTGATACATCTAAAGTAGATTATGCAGGGATGTTTAAACAAGGTATGGATATGTACCAACAATATAAAGGTGGTTCTACAGGAACTACTACAATGAGTTCCACAGGTGGTGGTTTATCAGGATTATCTGATTTCGGATCATTCGGTAAATCTGGTTCTGCTATTGGTACAAGCTCAGCAGGATCATTAACAGCGTAATATGGAGGGTATATGGCTACTCAAATTCAGATGCCAAATGTACGCGATGTACAAGTAAGTAATTTACAAGCTATCGAACGTCCAGCAGAAGGTAATGCATTGAGTAGCTTTATGCAAGACATATTACCTGCTGCGGACAAAGCTTTACAAACATATAATAAGGAAAATGCTGATCGTCTTATTGCATTAGGTCGTAGTGATCAAATGAATGACGTACAGCGAGAAGTGAATTGGCTTGATGGTAAATACTATAATCAGGGTAAAGAATACCAGAAAGTAGTAGCTACACAAGCACAACAACTTCAACAATTCAATGCACGTATTAAAGAGATGGCAGATAGTGGTGCAAGCTCAGATGAGATGTACCAAGTAGGTAAAGAGTATTTAACTCAATACACCGATGCCATTTATAACAGTGATCTGGATGCTGACTTTAAAGAACATCTTTATAAGGAGGGTTTAAAAGAGAACGCTGTCTATCAGAAAACTATTAAGGATACACAACAACGTGTTGCTATTGATAAAGCTTATCAGAGTACATTAACATTACAGGCTAACTATGTAAATACATTACGTACTACAGAGTTAAGTGGTGATGAATTAGATGTACTCACGTATTCGTATGTGAATCGTTCTGTAGCTGCTAAGATGACTGCTGATCCTAATCTAACATTAGAAGAAGCTACTAAGTCAGCACAGGATGAAATCTCAAGTGCGTTTAAGTTTATCGGGCAGCAAATTGATCCTACGGCACAAGGTGCAGATCAAGTGGTAAATAAACTACGTGGTATGGTAGATCATGCTTATACTAAAGGGTATGTAGATTTAGATACTCTTACAGGTGTACGTAAGATTGCTGATGATATTCATGTAGGTATTACTAACTACAATGATACTATGGCTGATCGTCAGGTAACAGAGTATATTGCTAGTGTTGAAGTAGGTGAGGTTCCTTTAGATTCAGATGATTATAATGAACAGATGCATGCTATTTATAATAACCCTAATTTGAGTGAAGATAAGAAGACAGCTTTGACTCGTCAATTAACTAACTCTTATGTATCTCAACATAATAAGGTTATGAGTGCGGATATTGATATTAACACTATTGATCAGTTCCCTGACATGATTGACTTCGTTGCAAGTACAGGTAAGGGTGAAGATACGTTTGTAAACCTTTGGACACAGAAGCATCTACGAGAAGCTAATGGCGATGTTTTACAAGGTGGTATGACTATGATTAACCACGCCTTCTCGGGTAAGACAGATGTACCAGAATTAGCTAAGAAGGGTGCAGAGTACGCTAGTTCACAATTTACAGGTTTTATGGGTATGACTCAAGCTGAGGCTGAGAAAGACCCTTACTACAAAAACCGTGAACAAGTATTTAATACAATGGCAGGTATGTACCGCAATTATTCACAAACAAACCCAGCACGTGCTGCACAGTTGCTTGCAGGTGTTCCAGAAGAATATCGTGGGGCAGTAGAGCAGTTATGGCGTAACGGTGGTCGTATGACTGATGCTCGTGAATTAGTACGTAATCCTATTAACCGTCAAGTTCGTTATGAGAACATTGATAAAGCTACAACTTCATTAACATCGGATACAACTAAATTAGATAAATGGTTTAGTCGTGGTCATGGTGGTGGCTTCTGGAATAGTCAGAAAGCTGCTGTTAAAGATTCACAACTCAATGCTATCATAGTTGCTGCTAAAGCTGGTAAGTTCCAGTTAGCGCCAAGTACTACTACAGCTAGTCCTGAACTTCTTATGGCTAACATGGAGGCTTTAGGTATGCTACAGAAATCGCCTAAAGGTTATGCGAGTACTGTCTTAACACCTAACGCTGCTAATGTGGTAAAAGGTATGAAGTCAGATAATGGTGTACCTTTGAGTTCTGATCTGTTAGGTGTAGTAGTAGATAATTACCGTCAAGAAATTGCTAAGAGCCTTAAGACTCGACCAGAGGATATTGTTGTATCTTCTGATGAGGGTGGTACAGGTCTATATTTCCAAGCTTATGACAAAGAAGGTAAGTTAGTAAACGTGTCAGGTGTTGCAGGTATGCAAGGCGCACAGATTACAATGAACCGTCTACGTAACGATATGGCTAAGGAGTACAGTAATCGAGGTAGTAAGCAATTAGCTGCTACTAAGACTTACTCAGGTGGTTTAGTTACTGGACCTTCAAATACGTTATATGGTGATAATATGCGTCGCTACGGTGGTGCTATGTCTGGCGGTCGTGCTAGACCTGTTACTATCAATAGTAATGGCAGTCTTGGTACATTCCCACTTAAGCGTATTGGTGGAGGTATAAGTACCGTCCGTATCCCAGCTAACATGGCAGGTATGTTCAATGGTAATATCGGCTTAGCTACACAGCTAGTGAGTAACTTCAATACATTTGAATCTTTCGCATCTCAGCAATCTTTTGTTAAAGGTGTGGGTGGTGCAAGTTCAGGTAATGTTTATGGTCATGGTATTCGCATGGATAAACATCCTAAATGGAAGGCTAAGTTTGATGCGGTAGCAGGTGATCCACAAGGTATTATGAAAGTTGAAGCAGACTTCTTCAATGAGTACTTTAATGGTATGGGTAATCGTCTAGCTAAAGTTGGCGTACCTATTCCTACAGCAGCACCTTACCCACCACAGTATAAACAATCTGTTATGTTATTAGCAGATGCATGGTGGCATGGTGGTGGTGGTGCAGCAGATACTATTACACGAGCTATGAACGCACCTACATATGCAGCTGGATTGCGTATTCTTAAGAGTATGCCTATCTATTCAGCAGGTGGGGATACACAAGACAAACGAGAGAAACACCAACGTAACCGTTTCTACCGAGACGCATTACGTCAACATTTTACAGCACAAGGTAAACGATAGGAGGATATT